CTTGGGGTTCTTGTGAATCCTCGGTAATTGCATCTACTTCATCAGTAGACTCAGCCGGGGTATCTTTGTTAAGGTAAGATTCCTTAATTGTAGCTACTTTAGTTGCAAAACTTTCATTATCATCAGCTTCAACAGCTTCAGTTAACTCAGTTAATTTTGCAGTTTCAGTTGCAGCTAAACCTTTACATGCTTCACGGATTATGTCTTGTCTTTCATAAGCTTTCACTTTTTCTGACAATTCCATAGCCTTTTCAGTTGCATCGTTTAATTGTGACTTCGCATCTTTTGACTCTTCAGATAGGGAATCTAAAATATCTCCCGCATCGTCAGGCACATTGATGTGATGTTCACTAAACAATTGACCTAGTGATTGTATAAATGATTCAGTGATTTCAGACTTAAGAGAATGCTCAATTGCAACCTCGTTGTCCTTCATCCAATTTTCAACGACATACGTTAAGTACCCGTCTACTTTGTCAACCAAATCTTCTTTAATAGCTTCAACTTCACCATCTAAATCAGATGCATAACGCTCTTCTAATTTAGCGGTTTCAGCATTAACTTTAGATGTAAGTGCAGCTTCAAAAATAGTAGCAGCTTTCTCTTTAAAGCCTTCAGACAGTGTGTCCTCGTCTTTAACTAGTGCTTCTACGTCTTCTTTGAATTTACCTTTCTTCTCAACAACATCACCTTCTGAACCGTCGTCAGCTTGCACTTTCTTCTTCTTCAGTTTATCTGTTTTGTTATCAGGTTGATCAGTCTTACCACCTTTCACTTGCTTACCGACGTCATCAATTTCTTTGACAGATTTTTTACTTTCTTTCTTAGTCTTTGATTCTTTCTTGCTAGCTTTAGTGTTTTCTACTTCACCTTCATCTTCATCGCCTTCATCGTCCTCTTCTTCCTCATCGTCTTCCACCTTAGCTTTCGCTTTAGCTTTTTCCGCTGCTTCAAAGATTTCGTCAAGGCCCTCTTTCGACATTTCTGCCAAAGAAGCTTGTATTGCTGATACTGTACGAGCTGCTGTTAGAGGCGCATCTGGAATATTTAATTCCTCTACTTGCGTATCCTCAACAATAACCTCGTCTACAGTTTCAACACTTTCGTCTTTAATATCAGACATTGTATTCTCCTTTAGAGATTATAGTTTAGAGAGGAAATGCTCAAACCCTGCAGACTGTTTCTCTTCCGAGAACAATACAGGCTCTTTCACTTCTGTCTCACCTTTATCAATAGTCTTAATGAAATGACCAGGTCTATCTTCTTCGTAAGATACTCCTTCCATAATGCCATTTACATAAGCATTAGGGGCAGAAGGGTCTTGTACGATATCAATAGTGTTAAGTAGAAAATCATCCTTAACATAGTTAACCCCGTTCTTCATTGTAAGACTTCCCATACCACGACTTGACACTCCGAGTTGGACTCCACCTTCAACCAAACCTTTTACAATCTGACCCATAGGGGTATCTAAAATAAGTGCCTTTCCCATCACATTGTTACCGTCCCATTTAAGTTCGGTAATTCTGTGAGAAACTTTATCCAAATTAATGGAAGGACCATCAGGGTGATTCAATTCACCAACTGCACGTCCTGTAATAACTTGCTCATTGACAAATTTGTCAACGGCGTTTGTAAGAACTTGACGTGTATATATACGTCCATTCTTATTTTGATTCTCTGCTTGCATGAATACACCTTCTAAGAATGTATTCTTTTTTCCGCCTTTAGCTTCTTCAATTGAATAACTAAGCTTATGCGAAATATATTCTGTAATTAGCTTCATTTATGCTCCCATTAAATTGATGAAATCTTTTAGCGACGCCTCAGCGCTTTTCAGATCTTTATATTTATCAAGCTTTATGCCATCAATATATAAATTGAATTTGCTGGTAATAACCGCAGTTGTTTTTTTCTTTATTCCAAGTTTGGTAAATTCCTTGGCTACCTTTTCACCTTTGGGTAATTTTAATTTAGCTTCAATTACTTCATTAAAAGATTCTTTAAACGTTAGCATCTGTAGTTGTTTCCCCTTCTGTTGGAGTATCGTTTGATGCTCCATACAATTTAGAAGCAACTTCTTGTTTATGATTATCTAACGCATCGAGTAATTTATCTTGCATAATACTATTAAAAGCATTATTACTCTTCATTGCGTCACCCTTCTTTATATTATCAATTAGTTCTTTTGTACTCATATTATCTCTGTATCTTATTTATAAAATTTGTTATTTTGAGGAAAAATGCTATATTATATAGCAGAATTAGCTAAATCTGGATTAATATCATCTTTATCCAATGGATCTTTCTTATTATCCTTAGCGATTTGTTTAATATCTTCATCAGTTAACTTAAGAATATTTCGGCGTATCCATTCTTTAGACCAGAACATACCAATATATTCGTCCATCATTTGTATCATTTCTATTCTTTCCTTAAGGATTTCGCCATCTTTAAGTTCAGCATAGTAATTATCACGCGAATACTCAACACTTATCTCTTCACGGATATTAACCCAATCACTTGGTACAATAATCTTTTTAAGGATTAACTGTCTCTTAAGTGCTTCATAGAATAATGTTGAGAACTTACTACGACAACGGTCTATAAATTTCTGAAATTTAAGTTCGTCCCGCGTAATTTCGGATGAGCGACCAATAGAGAATGCATCTGCTTCTTGTAGTCTGCTCATAGGGATATTTAATGCCCTATATAATTTGTTTTGGAAGTATTGAATATCTTCAATTTCACCAAGGTTAGAACCACCTGGAAGAGTATCGATTTCAGTACCACGGCCACCCTCTCTACGAGGTAACCAAAAGTCTTCCATAATATTACGATGAACCTTTTCATCTTTAAGGTTACCAGTAGTAGGATCATATACAATCTTATTACGATACTTATTCATAGTATTGTTGAGATATTCCTCAGCCTTACCCTTAGGAAGATTACCTACGTCTATATAGAATATACGACGTTCAGGTGCTCTTGATATACGATAGATGACAAGTGAGTCTTCCATCATACTTAATTGGTTTAAAGGTTTAAGTGCTTTATTTAGGTAGCCTACAACCTTATTGCGTTCGTCATTTAATAGACCTGAGTTAACCTGTATAATAGCATCAGGATGGATTTTCAAACCTTCAGAATTACCAGCTAATATCTCATCTTGATACAAATAATACTCTTCACCTTCTTTCTGAAGGTCAGCTCCAGTCTTAGGGTCTTTAACCTTTTCTATTTCTTTAATCTTACGAATTCTTGTTGGGTCTATTTGTCTTAGTTCAAGTATACCAGCATCTGTTTTACCATCATTAATAATAACATGATAAAATAAACGTCCATCGATATACCAACGTCTAAATGTTTCATATGCTGTTGCAGAAAAATTAGTTAAGTTAAGAATTCTATCGAACTCTTCCATGATTAAATCTTTAACGTTGTCTGCTTGGTCTAAGTTATCTAGATTTAATTTAACAACTACACCATTTTCATATGTAATAGCCTCATTACATATATCTTCGATAGCCATATCCACTTCTGGATATTGTGATATCGAACGATATTTCATTATTAAATCTCTGTCTGATTGAAATTTATCTCCTTGAAGGTCCATATACTGGCCAAAGTAACCACCACTTGGAGAGATTTCATATGCACCGTCCTCATTGTCTGCTGTAAATGATACGGGTTTTTTGTTTGTTTCTATCGCTTTTCTTTTAAACTGAAAACCGAAGAATGATCTATTGTTATCTGCCATTTAATATCCTATAAACACTTTCTTAAATATATTTATAACACTTAAGAAAGAGTGCCTTTCGGCACTCCTTATGTTATTATGTGATGATTTACGTTGTCTTATTAGATTCCCAATATTGAACTTGTAACTCAACCGTGAACTCTTCAATAACGTTTTCTTGACTATAGTCTACTTCGATAGCACCCAATGATGTTGGGAACGTACCACGTATATTATAAGTCTTCTTTACTGTACCATCTTTATCAAGTTGTTCAACAACCATATCAGCCATATAAGAACTTGGTTGTGTTAACCCAGTATTCTCTTTATGTTGAT